GACTTCTAGTGAGCAATATCCTGCTGGAGTAGGTGAGTTTATATCCTGACGGCCAGAGGTAATAGTTAGGTTGCTTAAAGTTACTGAAGTTAATTCATCGCCATTGACTAAAATCTTCCAATCGGGAATCCAAAGGGTCATAGGATTTGGGCTGAGGTTCTCAAATCGCCAGCGCCAGTAGTTCCGCGATTAGTAGAATTGTTAAGCGCCAAGATGACTGCTCTAGTGAAGCCTTCTTCATCTATTGCGCTTGGCGCATTGACATTTATAGTGACACCAGCGTTATTTGCTGCAACTGTCCCAGCAACATTGAAGCCAGAAGGGATTGCATTTCCACTAGGAACTAGCGTTGATGGGGTGCTAACTGCTGATCCTGATGGGACGCTTGGGGTAGTCGATGGCTTAGGAGCTGGGGGAACGCTAGGACTTGGAGCAGTTGCAATCTTTGGAAGTGATGAACTGCTTGGAGTGCTAGGAGCTGAGAATGAAGGCTTAGATATAGTAGCGACATTAGGCAAAAGTGGGACGGCATTGTAAGCCCGAATAAGGACATTTATTGCATCAATGGCAAAATTTACCGCGCTCTTTATTCCATTAACTACGAAGCCAATTACATCAAGAACACCACCAGCCACCTTGCCAATGAAGCTAAGCGCTGCGCCAAGATTGTTAATCAATACGGGAACTACAAAGTCTTTGATAAAGTTATAAAGAATAGTTAATGAATCTTTATTTCTAGCAATTGCATCGGTAACTGGCTTTAATGCTGCATCTTTGAACTCAATAAACTTTGGGATTACTGTGTTAATAAAATAATCTAATAGCTTCTGGAGCGTAGGCAATAAGGCTGCTCCTACGGATTCTTTGGCTTCATCGAAGCCGACTTTGAGTCTAGCTATCTGGCCTTCAAAAGTATTTGCTTGAACTGTAGCTGCACCGCCAAAGGTGTTGGCTAATTCCTTTACTGTTCCCTCTAGTCCAAGGGTTTTGATTTCTGCTGAGGATAAACCAATACCAAGCCGACCCAAAGCGCTCGTATTGCCCTCATAGGCCTTTCCAAGGGCATTTGATACGGCTTCTACATCTTTGCCAGTAGCGGCAGAAATATCTAGAGCTAGGCTTAATAAATCCTGAGACTGAGTAACTGATCCTGTAGCAACTGCCAAGCGCTGAAGCGCTGGACGCAGTTTATCGTCTGCAACTCCAGTAGCTAATGAAGTCTTTAATATCTGTTCTTCAACTGCTGCAATCTGCTTCTCGGTTGCACCAGTTACATTCTGTAAGGCATTGGCTAAGCGCTTCTGGGCTGCCTCATCTTCAATTGCTGCCTTAACGCCATCAACGGCCAACTTGACTGCATAGGCAGCCGCTGCTGCCGCTGCTGCTGCGAAGGCGGCTGCTGCAACTTTGCCAAACTTTTCTAACTTACCGCCAAAGCCTTCAACCTCTTTAGAGCCAGTATCAAGATTTTTCTTGAGATCAGCAACATCAGCAAGAATCGAGAGCTTGAGCGTTCTACTGCCAGCCATTACTTATCCCACTCTTTCAATATCTTGGAAAATGCTTCTTGCCATTTCTTAATCAATTCAGGCTGAATCTTACGAAGGGTTGGGTAGATAAAGTAGCCAGCGTTTCCGCGACCTTTGCTCGGTGTTCTTCTGGGGAACTGACGCAAGCGATTACTTCCAAATTCATAACCCGCCCAGAGTTTTTGTGTGCTACCGCCACCAGAAAAGCGCTGACTTGCAAAGCCGTAAGAAAGCTCTCCGATTTTGGAACTGGCCGAGACTTTAACGCCACTTGTAATTCTTCTAACTGCTTCTTGACCAAAAGTCCTTGAGAGCCCATAGGCTTTGATTTCATTTGCTGCGTAAGTAGCCAGCGCGCTAGATTCGCGTTTAGCTTGGCTAACGGCTTCATCATCCATCGCTTTGAACGCGGTAATGATTGAGCGGAGCTCGCGTTTGTCATAGCTGATTGGTAACTCATCTGCCACCGCTACGCTCCTTTAATATATCTATGGCCGTTAATACTTGGTCTATATCTGTCCAGTAAGGCATCGGAATCCCAGTTGCGATAGCAATCTCGATGATTAGTCGGTTGATGCTTCTGGGCTCGTAACTTTTGGGCTTTCATCTCCAATCGTCATTTCCTCAACTGTCAGCTCCCAAATCTCTTGGGACTTGGTTGGCTTCCCTGCTGCTTCGCGCTTATACGCAAAGTAGGCAAGGTCTAAGAAGTCCGCTTGCTGATAAGCCGTTATATCCTTCATTGAATAAATCGACTTACCAGTTTTGCGTTCCCACTTAGCCCATTCTGGCAAGCCAGCCTGATAAGTAACTGATTCGCCTGAGCTGTATTTAATTGTGATTGATATTTTCATAGCTCCCGATGCTCCGATCTCTCTTAACTAAAGGTCTCTGTTGGAGTTCCAATTACTGTCATCGTCCAAGTATCGGTAAGTGCTCCAGGAGCAGCTCCACCAGCAGTTGGAAAGATTGGCAATACTGTGAAAGCAAATACTGCCCCAGTTACTGCGGTAAATGAAACATTGAGTGCTGTGTTAGGTGCAGCTTCTGCATCTGTCCACATTGCTTCAAATAGAGAGCCTGTAGCTCCCCAATCCTGAAGTAACTCAATTGTGAAAGTCCATTGCTTATCTACGGACTTATAAGCGCGACCATCAAGGGTTTGATAGGTCTCGATAATTGTGTCGCAGCTTAGGACTGCGCTAGTTGCTTGAGCATCGTATGCGAATGTATCTAATGTAAAGGTCACATCGCGCCCAGTTACTACTGTTGTTGGCATTTGGGTCTCCTTATGTGGTTTGCTCGTAGCGGACGCTCAAGCGAATATCAGAAACGAGCAAGGTTGTCGTTCCCACTTCAGTTACCGAAGGTCTCTCGACTATTGATAACTCATACTTGGACGCATTTAATGCGCCAAGAATACTGATGACCATTTGCTCTAAGTTATCTAAAGCAGCGGCATTGCTGAAATACGCAACGCAAGCGGTGATGGTGTAATTTAATTTAACTCTAGTTGTGGCTTTTCCCAAGACTTCAAGCTCCATATAGGGCGAGTCTGGAATGACAATAATTGCTGGGACAATAGGCGCTTCAGGAACTGAGTCGTAAATGTTGGCAGCTACGCCAGCAAGCGCAGTCTTTATAGCGCCTCTAACATCTGTGGCAATTGTTGATGGCATTAACCAACCATCGTCTCTACATCAAGGTATGGGCCAAGTAAGCCAGTTACTTTGGCAAGTAAATTCTTAGATAGACGGTAAGGGGTTACTGCAAAATCTACGCCTTCTATTGATCCACCTGCTGCTGTTCTTGCTTGGAATATTTCGACTGAGATAGCCAGAATTGCAGCTTCAGCATTGGCATTTCCGACATAGGTTGATAGTCCAGAGAGCGCAGCGTTTCCTGCTGGGATAACATTTTTTTCCAATATATCTGCATTGGTGATTGCGACTGTAAATACATAATCTGATAACTCATCTGCTAATACTGTGTGAGTGCCGTTAAATGGTGATCCGCAACCAGTAATAACTACGGATTGGCCTTCTGTAAATTCTTGGATTGTTGCGGTCTCAAAGTAAGCGACATTATCCTCAAGCTTGACTTTGTTTATCTTGCTCTGAAATGTGACCAGCATTGGCAGAACTAGGTTTTCTGAAGCATCGACAATATCGTTTAGGTAAGCATCTGGATATAGGGATGACGAAACGCCAAGAATCGTCCTAAGCTCTGTGGCCGTAACTATTGTTGGCATTTCGTCATCCTTTCAAGCAGTTAGGTGAGCGGCCAGCTCGGGAGCGGACTGGCCGTCACTACTAGGGTTTTATCAGGTTAAGTTAAAGTGGCAAGAACCATTCGCAACTTTGACGGCAAGTGCGCCGTAACCATAGTAAGCAACCTCAATCTGGCCGTTTAGAGCCACATTTGTTTGCAGACGGAATCTGCTGGATTCATACCAAGTGTAAGAATCAGGATTGATTACAATCATTGATCCATCTCCGACAGGAGAAGCGCTTAGGAGACTACCGAGGGCGCGAGATACATATAGATTAAGTCCAGCAACATTACCGCGAAGGCTTTGTGGGCTTACTGCTCCACCTGCATTTTGTGGCTGTGAAGCTGTGTAAATTGGACGACCTGAATCGTTGTAGCTCATAATCTTTGACCATTGCTCTGGTGTAACAATTAAGTTTTGAGCAAATCCAAGAGAATCAGAATAAACTTCAGCAGCTGCCTCAGCAACGAACTCAAGTAATCCTGTTGCGCTATTTGCTTTGGCTGTTGGTGCTAATTGGCCGTTCGCAACAATTGTAGTAGCAACAAATTTATCAGTTGCAAATGAGTAAGCGTATTCCATTTGACGAACTAGCTCATCAAAGAATACTGGATTGCTTCGGTCAAGAAGTTCAACGGAGAAGGTCTGGCCACCTGCATACTTATTAACATTTACTGTTAGGAAGCTGTTGGTCATTCCTGTCTCGACAATTGCATCGCCTTCGTTCTCATCTTCAACTGTTGGAACGGCTGTAATCTTTGGAATCTCAAAGCTCATACCAGCATCTGGTAGGACTCCGCGAGAGATTGCATCAATTGTTGAACGATCAGCATTTGATAGTGGGTTGATTACTTCAGTTAGCTGACGAGTTGGGATGAGGCCAGCGTTATTGGAAGTCGTATCATCTGCTGCCAAAACATACTGGCGAGCATCGTCATCACCGAGCTTAGCGCGAACGCTATTCTCAAGATATTTTGCCTTGGTGAATTCAAGGCGAGGTGCTGTGTAAAAGGCTGGGCGAGCTGCCTCAACCATATTTGCTTTAGCTGCTTCTACCGCTTCTTCAACGGCAGGAGCAGGAGCGGTAGTGTCAGACACTTGGTCTCCTTCGGTTGGTTTCTCTGAATCAGCGGTTGCCAAGTCAGAATCTTCTTTTGGTGCTTCATTCTCTGATGCTGCTACTTCGCTAACGCGAGCAGAATCAATTGCAGGATCAGTTACTAGAGATACCTCATCTAAAGTTGCTGAAGTAATCTGCATAACGCCTTTGTTGTTTGTCCATTCGTTAATCTGAGCGCCAACGCTAAATCCATCGCGCAGACCTTCAGTTGCTTCAATTAGAGCATCTTCTCCAGCCATAGTATTGGCAATCTTGAAAGTTGCTTCAATACCAGACTTAGTTACATTATGAGAGACCATCTTGCCAATTGGACGAGTGCGGTCGTGCTCAAGAAGCAACTTAACTGGCTTGATTTCAATTGAATCAGCTGCAAATACTGTTGGGCCAACTGAAGTATTGCCTTGCTCGTTCCAAGTGACAATAGTGCCAGTTATAGTGCGCTTAATTGTGTCGGCCGCTGTAACGACCATTGGGATATTAACTTTCATTAGGGATTAAATCTTCCTCTCGTTGAATCTGCTCAACGCTCATCGCGCCAATGCGGTTTAGGATTTCATAAACTTGAGCTCTCTCTAGTGCGTTACCGCGTAGGAAGTCATCAAGTGCAAAGCGCGTCATTACTGGATTGGGTGTGAAGTCTGGCAATGATAAGCGTTCCTCAATTGCCTTAAGTATTGGGCGAAGTGAGAAATCTACTAATGAGCGCCGCTCGGACACCGCGTTTGAATAAGTCATAGAAGTCGTTTCGGCGCTCAAGAAGTAAGCTGGTATTCCACAGGCCCGAGCTAATTCTAGTGCTACATATTGACGCGCCTCTGCAAGTTGCATTGATTTAGGATCAAAACCAAATTGCTGTAATTCTACATCTGCATTTAGAAAAGCTGTTGATCGAGATTGGCGAGCAGTTTTCCAAGCGGTTAGCAAGGATGAAATTCTTTCGGCAGTTAAATTAGTGCCATTAGACTTTAGTACCATTGAAGGAGCAGGCTCTTTAGCATAATTAACTGCTGCGTTTTCGAGATAAACTGCTGCTGCAATTGTTTTGCCAGCTCTGTGGAGCAATCCTTCATCTCCGCCATCAAATCTTATAATTGAACCTACGCCATTAAGCGGAACTGACTTACCATCAACTTTGTATCCAGTAATTGTGGTATTAAGGAAATCGGTATCAACTGTGACGCGCTCTGGACTTACCCGAGTCCAAGCTCTGACGCGTCCGCCATCGGTTGCGCTATACATCTCAAGCACTTGACCATAACCAGCGCCATATAACCAAATATCTTCTGCAAGCCAGCAATAGATAACGAATCCTGCAACTCTTGGGTCTGGCTGATTTATAACTCTGTGTGGATCAACATACTGGCCAGTTATGCGATTAAAAGTTGTTAAAGGTAATGAGCCAATAGTTCCGCAGATGATATTGCGAGCTCTTGCAACGGATGGAACGCTCATTGCTAATTGGCGAGTGGTATTAGTTGCACCGCCAAGAATATTATAAACTGAATCGCTAATCTGAACTGGTGTTAAAGCTGCTTGAACATCAGTAACGGCAATAGGGCGCTTGGCCTCAACTGCTGGAAATAGGAAATCTCTTATAGCACCCATTGATTACATTGTAGGCGAGCAGACTTACACTATTTGGATATCAACGCTAGTTTCCGACATTGTTGCATAGTGTGTTGCTAGAGCCGATGCAATCGCTCCGCAAATTGTCGTATTACTTACCTTGCGACCCATTACCCAGCCGCCGTCACCGAAAGGGAGTTTGACGGCGGATAGGCATTGTTTAGTTAGCTCATCTTGTCCCGAGTGAGCCAACCGCTGAGATGAGATTGCTCCCAGTAACTCATCACAGCTTTGGGCATAGTCAAGACCATCTATCGGCTCAACCCTAATACCAGCAGGAGCTAATCGCGCAGCTACTGCCGAGGCGGTTCTGGCTGAATAGGCAACCAGCTGAACTGGATACTTTCGCACCCATTCTGCTACATCGTTAGCCATTGCTTTATCGTCCAGATTGGCAGGATTATGCCAAGTCTGAAGCAATATGACTTGGAACTTATCGCCCTCAAGTCTTTGGCTAGCGACTAGCGCCGCTTCTTTTCTACTAGGGCTTAGATCAATAGCCAACCAAGTAT